GCGCTCACGATTACAGTTTATTCAATAGTCCTTTTGAGTATTTTGGTTGCGGCTGCCAGAAAGATAATTGCAAAGACTATTTGAACTGCGGAATCTACGAGATACATCTGGAGATTTATGTTTCCACTCCAAGCCTGACGTAGAGCGCTCACCGAATACGTTAGTGGCAAGGCATAGGCGATGGTATGCAAAGCCGCGGGCAACATCGTAATCGGCGTAAATACTCCTCCTAAGAACACCATGGCTATGCGAACCACTGTTGCTGGAGGCATGGCTTGTGGGATGTCTCTGAAGGGCGCAGAGAGGAGCAAACCAAACGCAGAGAACATAAAAGAAGAAACGAAGATTCCCATAATCAACAGTGGCAGATTTGGCAAAGGGCCAAAGGGAATCATTATTATTGTGTATGTGAGAGACAGAACAATTCCGAAAAAGAATCCCGCTAAGGCTTTGCCCAACATTATGGTGAACAGGGATATAGGTGCTGTAACTAGTGAGTTGAACGTTCCTGTTCTTCTCTCCAACGGCAAGGAAATTGCTTGAATCGCTCCTGCTCCGAAGAAGGCGGCTATCGCAACAAGACCTGGGATAGCGTTGGTCGGGTCCACTGTTCTGCCTATTGCAAACGCCAAATAGAGAACCACTGGGAGAAGCAGCCCGAAAGTCAGATTTGGTCCTTTGAAAAAGTAGATTTTTACGTCTTTCTCTGCGATGTAGACGATTTTTTTCAAGTCTGGCATGAATGTTTTAGCCATTTTCCAGACCTCAAGCTGTTTTAGGCGTCTCCTTTTCGTTTGCCATGATCTCGGTACGTACACGGGTGAGGCTGACAAAGGCGTCCTCGAGTGTTGGCTTGAGCGTTATTATTGATGTGACTTTCAAATGGTTATGGCTGGCGAAATCAACTATCAACGGCAGCGTCTCTGAGAGGTCTTCAACATAAAGCCTGAACTTGTCTGCAACTCTGACCACGTTTTTGATGGGGCTAAGTTCTTTGAGCTTTTCAGAAAAATCTGTTGCGTTGTTGAATGAGATTTCGATTATGTTTTCGGCTTGGACCATTTTTTTGAGCCTTTCTGGGGTGTCTACGGTGATTAGTTTTCCTTTGTTGATGATTGCGATGCGTTGGCATAACTGGTCTGCTTCTTCAATATAGTGGGTTGTGAGAAAGAATGTTGTGCCGTTTTTGTTCATTTCTTTGATTAGGTCTCGTATCTGTCTGGAGCTTTGAACGTCAAGGCCGGTGGTTGGCTCATCTAAGAAGATGATTTTGGGTTCATAGATCAAAGTGGTGGCGATCATCAGGCGTTTTTTCATTCCTCTGGAGAAAGTGCCGACTGGGTCATTTCGCCTGTCGTATAGGTCGAAGAGTTCAAGGAGCTCTCTGGCTCGAGTTTTTCTTTTCTCTTTTGGTACGCTGTGGAGTTTGGCGCTGAAATTGATGTTGCCCCATGCGGTCAGTTCGTCATAGACTCCTGAAACATCAGGCACGACGCCGATTAGCTCTTTTGCTTTAATTGGCTCCTTTGTGATGTCGTGTTCTGCAATGCTGGCTTTGCCAGATGTAGGTTTGGTTATTCCGGTGAGCATGTTTATTGTCGTGGTTTTGCCTGCTCCGTTTGGACCAAGGAAACCAAAGAGCTCTTGATTTTTCACTTCAAAGCTAATTTGGTCAACTGCCAAAAGATTACCGTAATATTTTGTTAGGTTTGAGACTGATATGATGTTCTCCTGTGGCATTAGACGAGCTCCCTTGTTTTGCAGTATCATTATAAGATGCGGCTTAAATCTTTCCTAAATAAGCACGCTGCGCGCTAGAAAATCTAAAAATTAAAAAAAATTAGAATGAGCCTGGTGTAATCGTTTGGGCTTCTCCGCTTATGTCGTTTGCAATGGTTCCCTTTTGCCCGTTTTTTACGCTGTAAGCAGTTAAGATAACGTTGTTGTAGGTGATTTTCGGGTTTCCTGTGGTGGTGCCTTGTGGACCCCAAATAACCGTTACCACCGTGCCGTTGAGAACGTCATTTAGCAATGCTGCGTAAAGTGACGGGACAAATAGTGCTGATGCCTTAAACGTGTTGGATTGGTTGCCGCTGGCCAAGAAAGCGGGTGTTGGTGCAGTTTGGCAAACGTACTCTTTTATCACTTCTGCCTTAATGTCTGATGTAAAATCCGTTAGGAAGCCGATTGCTGTCCCACCTACTTGAACGACGGCCAATCTACTAAGAATCGGCGTAGATGTACTCATAATTTTTCACCTCGATTAAATGTGGTTACTCTAAAGACCCTTAGCCCTGTAGCAAATCTTTGATTTGCTGCTCAATCTCGGGCGCTAATTCGTTAAGATGCTGATTAACCGAGTTAGTCAGAAATAGCCGTGCAGACATTTTCTTTGTTCCAAACTCCACATAGTAGGCGTAAGGCGCCGTGGCTTTGACTTTAATTTGAAATTTGCTGGGTTGCTCGATTGCTATAGTACTTTTCAAATAGCCCGTTCTGACTGGAACTAACGTGTTTGCTGTAGCCAAAATATTCTGGGCAACATTCCTCATAGCTTGCCCAACCGCCTCCGGATACTGCTCACAGAGACAAGCAAAGCAACTGCTCAACACATCAAAATTTGACAAATTAACCCGAACAGAAATACTCATCGCTTCACCTTAATCCAGACCGCTGCATTCTCCTAAGCTATTTTCGTTACCCTATGCTCTACAAGAACCTGAGAACCGTTTTTGTAAGTCACAATCCAAGAGCTAAATCGTGTTTTAAATTTCTGGTTTGCCGCCCTTTTTTGTTCTGACATTCACTTCACCTGCCTATTAACTTGAAATGCTGAAGTAAACGGCGTCAACGTTGATCATGACGCGAGTTACTTCAGTTGCGTTACTATGAATCGGCTCCCCGGTTACTGCATAGTTTGGGTCTTGCAAGTGTATGATGCGATTAACCTCAGCCTGCAATGCCTCCAAAGTAGATTCTGCGGCCGCTAAATCAGCCGAGCTTTGACTAGCGTTAACAACAATTACATCGACAACAAGTTTTTCAGTAACCAGGTAACATTCGCGACTAAGCGCATCCACCTGCTTGCTAGGGCTTGCGTTGTAGATGGCTATTTGTAAGGGCCCTTTTCCCTGAGTAATCCCAATCGCATCCATACGAGTCGTAGGCCACAAAATATTTGCGGCAGCCACCGGACTTGATAGCCCCCAATTCTCCTGCAGCAACTCCGAAACTGCTAAGGCTTGATTAACAGTCATCTAAGCTTTCCTCCGTTTTCTGCCGAAATAATAAAGAATCCAACCTATCACGAAAAGCGCTATAGCAACGGGAATAAGCAGAAGCCTAAGTTTTCGCTTTGCCATTCCTAACGCCCCAATCCCCTATAGTGAGGAACTTCATGCCCCAGACGTGCTTCAGTGCCTATGGCTACAGTTGAAAGATTCACTATATTTCGGCTAAAGCTGTCTTGAAAACTTTGTACTGCACTTTGAAATGAGAATTTTCCAACGGTGCCTTTAGTTACGAATAAGTCGCCAAGCTTGTAATCTGCCGCGCCCAAAAGCATGCCGCCGCTCGCAGCAACTAAAACGCTCATGCACGCAAGGTCAAGTGCGGCTAACTGTGCAAACGGGTAACGCGGATCCGTCGATGTTACACTGGGCACAAGGCTGCCTATGTAAGTGTTCGCGTGATCAACGTATGCCTGAACGCTATTACTTGAAACTGCAAGCCCGTAAACTAGATAATTGCTGTTGCTATCAGGTCCTGTAGCGTTTAGGTGAGTTATTACTTCAGCTAGTGAAGTAAAAGTTGGATAAGACAAATAATACGCTCCAATCTTGCATTAAACTGATTTTTGTCCGCTTCTCCAAGCCATGACGCTATAGCGGACCAGCGTCTTCAACTTGGCAAAAAATAAGTAGAAACTAAAATCTATATAGCTCAAAATTATTGCGCTTGCATGTTTAAGATGTTGCTAGGCCAGTAATAGCGGCCAAACATTGGGCGTTAGTTACGACTGGGGCATATCTTGTTGTGAGAATTGGCTTGACGACTTCTTTGCTCTTGATCAGTTCAACATCGGTTGTCAATGGTCTACGCACTAGGAAATATCCCATTGGCGCGTAAGCAGCTGAAAGGTTCTTGCCTGTAGATATGCAGTATATTGTGCCTGCGGGTACGACGTTGCTCCAGCAAAGTTCCCATTCGCCAAGCATCTGCATCGGCTTCTGAGTAATCGGCGATATCTCGTCACGGTACAAGCTGTAGTTAGGCAAGTTCTTGATGTCTCGTTTCTGAACTGGATTGCAAAGAATCGTATCCATCATAAAGTCGCCCTCGTTAATTAAAGCCTCAGCAGCGTTAAAGTCCTCCATACCTGCAGTACCAGCGGCTGTGTAAACGGTGCCAGTGACAGTTACGGTTTTGCCTGTGCCCGCAAAACTATTAGTGCCTAGGGACGTAATCGCATTGCCAATAACAGTTATACAGTCAAGCTCAATCTGGTAGGCTAATCGTCTAGCAAGACGTTTCAACTGCTGGTTAATCACTGGCAAATCAACGTCTTCCACGACTTCTTTAGGAATTTCAACAGCTTCGCCGCGTTTGTAGGGACTAACAGTCGCGTATTTGTATGGCGTGAAATCAACTGGAACCGCAGAGCCCGGAGCAACTTCACTGATCCCCACACTGTGAGAACCGTTCTCTATCGGGTAAGTCTTCGTTCGCCCATGCTTCAAAACATCATCAGTAAACAGGCGCTTCGTAATCAGGTTAGGCATAGTCATTTCAATAATGACCTGGTTTAGTTCTGGGTACTGAATAGCAGCTGAATCAACAAAGGTTAAAGCATCTTCATTAAAAGACATGTTTGTTTTTTTCCTCCTATGTTTATTTTATTCTTTGTTTATCCGAAGATTATTTGCACCGTAGCGTTGTTTGCTCCGCCAACTGCCACAACACCCCTTCGGTTCATCTGAGCGTTAATAGCTGCTATGGTAAGCGTCAACGGGAAAGATGTGTCAAGAGCTGTAACAGCAGATAA